GAGCGACAACACCGTCCATTTGTTCTGGCTTGTCATCACCGGCTTTGGCTGCAGCAATGCCAGCTTTATCATCCTCGGCAGCGGCTTCAGTTGTTTGATTTGTGTTTTGAATACGTTCATAGCCTTCACCGTAGACTTCATCGACTTTTTCTTGCTTAAGTTGGTAACCCATTTCAAAGAATTATTTATCTCATTCAACACGCTCGTTAAGGGCTTCATCTTCTTCAATTACAAATTTAAAGCGAGGCGCTCTGTCTGGTGAGACACCAGGAATGTTTAATGCGATGATTGGCCACAATAAGTCACGGTTTAAGGTGCCAGCTATTTGCTTAGCGTCGCTGACTAATAGGTCTTTGCGGATTTCGTTATGCACATCACCCAAGTTTGAGCCGAGTCCGGTGTTTTCAGCTGTGCTAGTTAGAGTGCCGCCGAGAATGACTTTTGACTGCACCGATTCGCACCAGTTAATCATAAACTGGAATGGGTCACTCATACCTTTGGCGGCTTCTTTAAAGTCAATTTCCATGCCGTCAGGGATGATGCCTGCAGCACTGTGACCAATGCCTGTTACCGCACGCAATAAGGTGTGTTTTTCTCCATCGCTGGCACCGGGCGGGTATTTACCTAATCGAGCAGGAATGCCATATATTTCTAGGAATTCCGCCAAGTCACGGACGCTGTAGTTTTTGAATAGGTATGACCACGCGAGAATACGGAATAATGCAGCGCGACCAATACCACCTGATTTGGCTTTGTGAACATGTGCAACCCAGCCGAACTCCCAAAGTGGCTCTCCATCACCACCTTCTGTTCGTAATAGCAGTTTGTTTCGATCTTTTTTGTCGAGGGTGAAATAACGCTGTTCAACAAAGTTTAGCTTAGGCATTAAAATGCCATTCCAGTCGCGCCAATCCAGTGAGTGCATGGAATAACCTTTACCAATCGCATCTGCGATATCGAGGAGGTTGTCTTCAAAGTCATGCATATCTTCAAGCCATTCTTTTAGCTGTTCGGCGGCTTTTTGTTCTTGAGTATTGGCATTGCGAGGCGGGTCAATTTGCCATGGCAAACCAATAATGGCGCGTTTACGTTTGCTGATGTCTGCATGAATATGGCCGTCTTTTTCTTCCATATCTTCAAACAGATCGTTTTGCTGGGTTAAATCACCTTGTTCTGCTGCAGCAAGAATACGCGCTAGCTTACCGGGCGTTAATCCTCGGCTTGGATGATTGGCGTACTCACTGGCAATCGAACCTAAACGCGAGGTTTGCTCATCACTTAGGGCTTCGTTGATTTTGATGTTTTGACCATTCACATCAAGAATGGGGCTTGTGCGTGTTGTATTTACCATCCGCCTGTCTCACTGGTTGGGTAATCGTTATCAGATTCAAAGTCAGGATCGTCTCGTTCTGCTTTGGTGGGGGCTGGCGTCCATTCCATTTCAGATGCCAAGTCAAAACTAGCGGCATAAGCCATCGCCAAGCTAATTGCGGCGTCACCGTGACGTGTCTTAGCATCGTTAGTTTTACCGTCAGGTAGCTTGGGAATGCCTTTAATCACTTGAATGGCACCGATATCATCAGCGACATCTGCATCGCGTGGAATGGCAATAGTGTCATCTTCAAATGCAGCCTTGAATTTGGGCATGTTTTCTAGGTACCAGCTTTGCGACAGCATGACTTCTTCAACACGATTCGCGCCAAATCTGTACTTTGCTTGTTCGGCTAGGTATTGACCATTGCCTCGCGCATCGAGCTTGGCAGCACTAAAACGAGGCAGACGATCACAAATGTAATTAAGCACTTGCTCCTGCTGTTTAAACGGAACGTTATGCAACTCGACCATAAATGGCACGACGCGCTTTAATGTTTGCGTGATTGCCATTGGTGTCATCACAGTTAAGTCACCAGAGCGACCAAAGTCTTCACCAAAAACGTGTCTTAAATTGGGATTTAATCGGACTAAAAGCGGCTTTAAATGCTGCTCACACCAGTCTTTTATTTCGGCTTCGCGTAAATGTTCAGCCCATAGGTTGAATGCAGCGGTACCCGAGTAGCGAAGCACTGGCGCATCAACCATACGTGATTCACGCAAGGCACGACTGATGTAGGTTCCGCCGCCTTGTTTGGGTACGCAGTCGTATTCTTCTTCAGCATCTTCGGTGCTGGCTGTGTTTTTGCGTAAGCCTCGCTTCCATTCGTCTTCTGCTTGTTGTGTCCATTCTTTTTTACGGATTTGGCAGATGCGTTTATATAAGCCCATTTCACAGGCTTCATCTAAGGTAATGCGATGAACACTGTAGTCTTTTTTGCCAGCTCGACTGTCTTCGATTAATTCATTAAATAGGTTTTCAACACCGTTATGGGTTGAGATAACACGTACCTTTGAACCCCACATAGTGAGGGCTAAGGCGGCTTTTAACACTTCATCTAAATGGTCGTGGAATGCAGCCTCATCAATCGTTACATTACCTTGACGTCCACGCATGTTGCTTGGATTAGAACTTAGCGCTTGGATTTTAAAACCACTGGCAAAGCGAATGGTATAAGTGAGAATATCTTTATCTTCGTCTTCGATAATCTCTTCTTCTATTTCAGAAGCAGCTTTATTAAACGCCTTGGCCCACATTGCACAGGCGTCGATAAATTCAATCGCCATGTCTTTACCAGAGCCAATATAGAAATGGTTGGTACCGCCTGATGATTTGTCTTTTGAAGTTTCTAATACGGCGTCTGCCGCTTCAGCCCATGTGATACCTGTTCGCCGTGATTTTTCAGCAATCTTTAGTGGACTGTCATCTTCTATCCAGTTTTTCTGATAGGGAAGTAAGACCTCTTCAGGATCGTACTTGATATGACGTTTTACTAAGGGTGCGCCCACGATTAACCAAGCCCTAAGATATCGCGTTTAATCGCATCAACTTTATCTTGCGTTAAACCTTGCTTGTGCAGTGATTTCTCTGCTGCTTCAGCTGCTTCAGCCGCCATTTCTTTGCGGATTTGTTTTTCACGTTCTTCATTCATATTGGCGGCAGATTCTAGGCGTTGAACTGCTAAAGCTAACTGCGCCAATAGCTTTGGCGGCACGGGTTCATCGTCTTCTGACATGTGCATGGCAGTATCAAACGCCATGGTTCGGATGATTTCATTGATAAGCTTTCCGACTTGGCCTTGTGGCGCTGCACCGAGCTTGCCAATCCACATTTGCGCCATCTCGCGAGATTGTTGCAGCTTGGCACCGACGTCTTTCATTTTGACGGCGTAACGGTTTACCGCTGATTTACTGACCGTATCTTCACCTTGCTGTTCAAGAATGGCATTGATTTGTTGAGTCGCTTCCAGCTGGGTTACACGCGGATCACGTAGCAGTATTTGCAGCTGCTCTAAAATATCAGCTGGCAATTGCTCGATTGAGGATTTGCTACCCATTTAAGCCACCTAATGCTGCATAAACAGACACACTAATAAAACCAACAAATCGCAAGCCAATTACAGCCAGCAGTACGATTGCCATGCCTTTTTCAATGTTGTGATTTAGGTAGCGCATTAGTCGGCCTGCACATTAATCGTTATTGGGTTGTAACTAGATGAAAGACCTAACCCAAACCAAAAGCCTGCTGTGTAAGACCCCATAATGAAGCAGCCTGTTAGAAACAAAATCTTTTTGCTTGGCACATAGGGTTTAATCGCATTAATTAATTGGCGGAATTTATTTTTCATGGTCTTGGCCTCGCTACACCATCAATTCTGGCACTGCCTTGGGCTGCGTCTAAACCACGCTGAGTGATTTTGGCAACTAGCACACCAGACACATCTTCAATCGTGACTAAGCCTTGTTCTTCCAACCAGCGCAGCTCGGTGCGAACACGGTCGCTCGATACCTGATGCCCGATAGAGCCTAGTATCATTTGCAAGATGTTTTGGTTATGGCTGTAACCTTGGTCTTCTGCTAATGCTTGCAGAATTACCAATCTAATTGCTTCGGTGATTTTGGTTTTAAAGTCGCTCATTTTTTGCTGCCTTGGCTGAGTAAGTGTTCATGTATCAGGGATAACTGTCTGGTGAGTGCATCAAGCGACCCTGACATTTGACTGACGTCATCACTCATGGAATTTACACGCTCATATAGGTTGCTTAAATCTTGATGACTTGGCATGGCTTGAATATCTCGCTCGACAACCAGTACACGCTGATCAATCTTGCTAAGCTGGTCACTCAGTTCTTTTATTTCAGTTTTATTGACGTTAGAGCGTCTTGTTAAAAAAAAGTAAAGCGCCAACAGAATAGTGCCAATAAAGTTAGCTGCAGCCATCCAAAACATCCAAAATTCATAATCTATCGCTGCTTCTACCGTTGCTTCCATTCGTGGCCTCGTTTGTCTTTGATTTGCTTACAGTCAACACAGCGAACTGATTCAGGACGCACTGCTAATCGCTCAGGATCAATTTCTTCACCACAATCCAAGCAATAGCGAATGCCGTTTTCTTCATCGGGCTGTTCTGTTTCAATGCCGCGTTGAAGTGCGGCATTGATTGATATTTTGCGTTGTTGTTCTACCAGTCTATTGGCGCGGTCTATATCATGCATTGGTTTTACTCTTAGAAAATATGCGATTGGAAATTTGACTTAGTAGGCCAGCGGGTACGGGTTGACCTGCTGCCACTTGTTTGTCTTGTGAGCGTTTATTGACTGAGATGCCAAGTACAGCTAGGGCAATACCCCACATACCTGTAAGACCTGCCATAGCTGAAATAACCGCTGGTGCTTTGATTGGTTCAGTAACGATAACAATAGATAGCGCCATCATCTTCACGAACCACGTTAACGCTATTAAATAACCAAAAAATGGACGCCAACCACTGATAAACCAATTACCGCTAAGTGCTTCGGTTTGAATTGATTTATTAATGATACGAAGGCTTTCATTGTCTTGCTCCATTTCAGCAATAACAAACTCATTTAGCTGTTGCTGAAGTTGGAGCTGCAGTTCTGGGTTGTGCTGAATAACTTCAATGGCTTGTTCAGGCTCATCAACACCTGCAATGGCAGTTGTGACGTCAATGACTTTTTCAGCAACATCTGCGGCTTTATCGCCTGCTAAAAGGCGCGTTAATCTAGGCACCATTGGGGCTAGTTGTAATGCAGCACTAATCAAAGGAGCCATTTAACACCTCGGTTAAAATGAATTGTTGCAGGGAGAAAAGACGAGTAAACCAACCCAGCACAAAACGCTCTTGGCTTGGCTTGTCGACACATAAGTCATGATAAAAATCAGCGCGATAGGCAAAAGCTATTTTTAATTTTTCAGCAGTGTGCTCCGTGTTTTTGCTAAATTGATTAATTGCTCGAATTGTTTTAGGGCCAATATAGCCATCGGGCGTTACGCGAAAGGCGTGCTGCAGGAATTTAACTGCTGTTTTGGGTCTGTGATTAACGGCAGAATCAAACAGGAATACAGCGAATACAGCTGGCAATTTGTCGCAGCTATATGCCAACCAATAATCACGATGATAGATGGCAACGGCGTCAGCTTTGGTGAGCTTATCAATATTAAGGTTTGGGTATTGGCGCTTGCTAATACCGAAGTTGGTTTCGCCGCCTGCGTCAGCTGGATCATAAACGTAACCGCCTTCTAGCTTTAAGACGTGTTTAACGGCCAGTTGAAATAATGATTTTGTGTCTTGAGTTTCCATGCCGCTAGTGTGCGGCATGGCTTATATTGAATTGCCCCGAAACGCTTCAGGTCAGAGCTTATCTGCTTTTATTTAGTATAAGCACGGTTTAAAACTTAGGGCAATGTATAAAAAGAAAGCGCCTTGAAAAGTTCAAGACGCTTTGGGGTTAAAAGTCCGGACAGTCTTTGTCTATGTTTTCTGCTAGCAGGTCAAAGCTTTGGTTTATTATGCTCAGTACCTGTCCGACATCTTCACTGACACATGGCTTGCTTTCACAAGCCATGAATGCCAAAGCATGATACGCCTGCTTAACCGAAGTTAGCTGGTCGACTAAGTCTGTTTTTGTCATGTTTCACTCCATTGTTTTAGTATTTAGGCGCTTGGCTCCTTGTTGTTGAATATGCAGATTTTCTGGCGCTTTCAATAGCCCACACATTTCAATGCGCCTTACATGATGTCGAATTGTTTCACTGCTGCAGTCAAGCAACTTGCCTATCTCAACATGGGTTAAGTCGGCTGATTTATATCTGACAATCTTAGCCCATAGTGGTTGGGCGCGTAATAGCTCTTGCTGGATTGCATTAGTATCAAAGGAGTGTGATTGTTTTTCTAACTCATCGAGCACCCAACAACGAAAACGCTCGGCCATTTCGGTTTGGCAGAAAAAGGCGATGGTGCGTGCAGCGCGGGGTGAAAAAACATTCATATCTCTATCACCTTGAACCGTACCCAGATTGACTACGGTTACACCAGCTCGATTAATTTCATCTTGATGACGATGGTAGATTTTTATGATGCCTTGCCGAGGGTGCTTTAAACCTAATGCTTTGCCAATTTGCTCAGCGGTGAGCCACGGCTGATTATTGTGATCGATAACTTGAATGGGGTAGCCGTTAAAGTCGGCCAAGTGAGAATGAATAGTCATAGAGACTCCTTACATTTTTTCGAATTACCCTAAAACCGAAAGGGCGTCGGGAGGTTCGAAACAGCTGTAAGCAACTGCGCAACTTATTTCCCCAAAGGGGTGTTGTATTCATTGCCCTCCCGACATAATCGGTCAGCACCCAAACAATGGGCACAAAAAAACCAACGCTAACGAGGTTGGGCAATCCGGCTTACAAGAGGTTTTCGACGCCTCAGTTGCGGATAGTACGCCCGGTTAGTTTTGTTTGTCAATTTTTGAGCTTGATCACATAGTTATGACCTGATTGCATAAGGGCTTTATTACTTTGGTCAAAAAAGTTTTTGTCTGCGCAAAGAGATGCACAAGCCCTTTTCGAGATACTTAAATCAGTGCCATCTGCTGAAACCATAAGATAACAATGATGGCCATTAGCTCTATATCCACGAGGTATTTTTGCATTTTCATTCACTACTATTTCAACATCAATTCGATTAAGACCAAATTGAGAATCTAGTAAGTCATCCACTTTTAAAACAGTTAGCTCTGATTGGTACTTATTCAATCCTGGACATGCTTTTAATACTCTAGGCCATGAGTATTCTAATAACTTTGCCGCTTTATCAGTTATTTCGATCTTTGGTAATGGCATTGCTTGTTGAGCATCTTTGAACAAAGCGTTTTTAATCAATCCAAACCCCGCAAACACAACAATGGCAATAATAAAACCACCACCAATGATGTGAATTGGTTTTTTTGTTTCTTTAAGAATTGCGATAGACGCGCCCAGCCAAGTGATTAAAAAATATTCCATTTGATTTCCTTTTGAGGGTTAACAACCATCACAACCTTAACAACTGTTGTGATGGTTGTGATAGTTGTTAGATTAGTTCATACACCAGCGAACG